GAGGAACTGAGTCCGCAATAAAGAATGTTGATGTTTTAAAAAAAGCAAAAGAATTAAGATTAGCAATAGATACTGTTGGTAAATCATTAGTTGATGCAGGAATATTATCCAAAGAAGTTATTAAACAAGGTGAAGGATCTTACTTGCCAAGACTATACTTAAAGTATTTTGGTAAAAATAGTAATATGGGTTACACCAAACAAAGAAAAGAATTACCTCAAGATACAAAAGATTTTTTAGGAGAAATACAAGATGTTAGTTTATTAGGATCTAAAGCTATTGAAGCACCCATGTCTGATATAGTTCGTCATGGATTTTTTAAAAAAATAGCAGAAGACTCTAATTGGAATTTAAAAGCAGGATTAATTAAATTTCAAGGAAAAGATGTTAGTCCATTATGGTTGAAAGATGAATCAGATAGAATAGCTAGAGAAATAAGAGATGGTTTAAGACCTTCAAAAGATAATAAAATAATTAAAGAAATGGATAAATTAATTGATGATGCTAATTTAAATATTAGTAAAGCTGATCTATCTTTATATAAAAAAATACCTGAAACAAAACATTATGGAACTTTAAGAGGTTCTTACATTAGAAAAGAAATAGCTGATGATATTATTGGTGCAGGAGATTTTGCAAGTAAAGAAACTAGTATTGCTAAATCTATATTAGGTGATGGAGGTTTATTAACAAAAGGAACTAAACTTTGGAAGATGAGTAAAGTTGCATTGAATCCACCAACACAAGTAAGAAATGCTATGTCAAATGTTATTTTGTTAAATCTTTCTGGCGTTAAATGGAAAAATTTGCCTAACAGATTACTTAATGCTTGGAATGATATAGGTAAAAATGGAGTTTATTCACAAATTGCTAAAAAATATGGAGTAGTTAATTCAACATTTTCTAAACAAGAAATGATTGAAATTAATAAAGCATATTTAAAAGCAAAAGCTAAAGCTACAGGAAATGTTATAGACAAAGCTAAATATATAGCAGGAGCAATTGGTGATGCCGCAACAAATGCTTATCAATTTATTGAAATATTAGGAAAAACTGCAAAGATTATTGATGATATGGCTAAAGGTATAGATGAAGGTACAGCAGCTTTAAATGCACAAAAAACTTTATTTGATTATTCTTTAGTTCCACCTTCAGTTAGATATTTAAGAAACGCACCATTAGGTATGCCATTTGTAACTTTTTATTACAAAGTATTACCGAATCTTTTAGAAACAGCAATAAGACATCCAGAAAGATATGCACCTTATATAGCTTTACCTTATGCTTATCACAGTTTATTAGCTGCTTATAAAGGTGTAACAAATGAAGATTTTGATTCATTAAAAAAAGCTTTACCTGAATATTTGAGAGATGGTGGAAAAGCTCTTGCTATGCCTGTAAAAGATAATCAAGGTAGATGGCAATTTTTAGATTTTAGTTATTTTTTACCATGGTCTGCATTTACTGGTATAGTTAAATCAGCAGCAGATGGAAATGTTCAAAAATTCTTTTCAAACTTTGGATTATTTGGAGCTCCAGCAGCACAATTAGTTACAGCAGCTCTTGTCGGTAAAGATCCTTTTACCCAAAGAGAAATTGTTAATAGATTTGATCCTCCAGCTAAAAAAATTGCTGATACAATGATGTATATATATAGAATGGCTATGCCAACTTGGTTGACAGATATTGGATTTGCAGGAAAATTAAAAGAAGTATTAGATAAAGATGTAAATAGATATGGTGATCCTAAAATTACCATGACTCAAGCATTAACTAGATTAGTAGGTATAAACATATATCCTATTGATCCACAAAAAAGCAGAGCTACAAATATTAAATTGATGAAAAATGAAATAACTGGTATAAAGTCAAGAAGATCTCAAGTTTTAAAAGATAAAAATCAATCTTCTGAAGATAGAAAAAATAACATGAATAAATACAATGAAATGATTAAAGAAAGAATAAAACAACTTAAAGAGTATGTTAAGGAATCAAAAATTCCTGAAAGACTGAAATAATATCATGGCTAGAAAATCTGCAACAGAAGTAAAAATAGATTTTTTAGTAAAAGAGATAAGAGAACTAAGAAGTGAAACCAAATTCACTTAGAGCAGACATTAATAAAGGTAAAGGTGCTATATGGATTTTAGTAGCTTTAGCAGGAATAATAACAAGCGGCTATAATTATTTTAAATAGCTATTTTGAAATCAGATAAACAAATAATCTCTGAAAGACAAAAGAAAACATCCATTAAAGGAACAGTAGGGGAATACCAAACAATCGCAGATTATACTAGACAAGGCTATTGGGTAGCTAAATCAGTTGATCCAAGTTGTCCATTTGATCTTGTAATCGTAGATAAGAATGGTAAAATAAACTTGATAGATGTAAAGTGTGCTACATTTAGAAAAAACAAAAAAGGCAAAAGTTTAAAAAATAAGCCTAAAGGTTCTTACAGAATTTCAAGAAGTCCAACAAAAGAACAAAAAAGGCTTAACATTAAATTAAAGATGTTTCATTATGATTGATAAATTTTTATTAAAGTTTTTTAGCAAAATAGATAATGCTTTTGCATATATTGGTAATCTATTTGCACCTAGATGTAGATGTAAAAAGAAAAAATAAATTATGGAGTTAAATATGAACTATTATTTTACTGGTTGTTTAATTATTGCATTAATTTTATTTACATTACTTGTAAGTCATTACCCATGAAATTTATATTAGTAATATTTTTATGTTCCTTTATAAACGATCAATGCTTAGAGCCAGTAGAAATAAAGCATGAATATAATTCATGGAAAGAATGTACTATTGCTGCATTTGAAATATCTAGGGAATTAATAATTGCACAAGAAGATAGCTTTATTAATAATAACAAAATAGCAACAAAATTTATATGTAAAGAAGTAGAAGAAGTCTAATGAGAGATAATAAGACATTACTTTACTTTCAAAAGAAACTTGAAAAGCAATATAAAGAAATGAATCTTTTTAGAAACTTAAAAAAAGAAGTTGAGACAGGTGCTAATGGTACTCAAGATTATATAATCAAAAAGGGTATCAATAAAGATAAGAAAGCTTATAAAATATGAAACATATAGTGTTGTTTATTTATCATTATTCTAGTAAATTAAGTTCTTGGTCTTGGCAAAAATTATATAATAATAGAGATACAGGATTAGGTTATAAAAAGTAAAAAATATTATGTGGTTAAACTTATTGGGAATGGCATTTAAAACAGGTGCAGATGTCTATAAAAGAAAACAAGAAACAAAAAGCTTAGTTGCTTTAGCAGAAAGAAATCATGCAGAAAAAATGGCAAAAGGTGAAATTACTTATCAAGGTAAAGTCATGGATAATCAAAATCAAGGAATTAAAGATGAAATTGTTTTATTCATTGTTATACTACCTATTATTGTTATTTCTTATTCTGTATTCTCTGGTACTCCAAATGCTAAAGAAAAATTAGATTTATTCTTTGAATATTTTAACAACCTACCTGATTGGTATGTTTGGCTAACTGTCGGAATATTCTCCAGCATATATGGATTAAAACCAGGATTAGATATTTTTAAAAAAAAATAGATGTCAGATAATACAGAGATACTTAATGAATATAAGGAACAGGTAAGAATCTTAAAGCAAGATATTGCCGAACTCCAAGACGCAGGTAAGTCTAAAGACTCTGCTAATAAAAGGTGTCTGCAAAAATTAGAAAATGCCACTACTGATTTAGAGGAAGCTAATAAAAAAATAAAAGAATTAAAGGAAGAAGCAAAAGAAATGCTATCTTATCCTTAATGTGGTGTGTACTCCATAAAGTTTCAGACGATTTCTACAGAGCATACACTAATATAATCTTTGACACTAAAGATAATGCTGATTTCTTTGCTAAGAAAAGTAAATTTAAGAAAAAAGATGATTGCAGAGTAGTCAAATATGATTATAAATATTTTGCAGGAGTAACAGAAAATGAAATTAAGCACTAACTTTACATTAGAGGAATTAACTATATCCCAAACAGCTTTAAGAAATAATATAGATAATACTCCTAATAAAGAAGAAATAGAAAACCTTAAAAGGTTATGTATTAATATATTACAACCTTTAAGAGACGATTTTGAATTACCTTTGGTAGTAAGTTCTGGATTTAGGTCTAAAGAACTATCATCTTTAGTGGGATCTAAAATTACATCACAACATTGTTCTGGTTGTGCAGCAGATTTTATTATTCCTGGTGTAAATAATAAGAAAGTATTTAAACATATAGTAGAGAACCTACCAATGGATCAAGCAATATTAGAATATTACACTGAAGAAAATGGCGGATGGATTCATGTTTCTTATGTTCCTAATGGTAGAGGACAAGCATTAACTAAAGATAAAGAAGGTTATAAAGTATGGCAATAGATTATAGAGGTGAGAAATTTTCTGGATATAACAAACCTAAGAATGCTAGAACTAAAACTAAAAAATTTGCAGTATTAGCTAAGTCTGGAAATAAGGTAAAACTTATTAGATTTGGTGATGCCAATATGACTATTGGAAAATCTGATCCTAAGAGAAGAAAATCATTTAGAGCTAGACATAAATGTGCTACCGCTACTAGTAAATTAACCGCTAGATTTTGGAGTTGTAAAAAGTGGTAAGAAGTATATTAAAATTCATAGTGAAAGCTAGAATGTTATATGCCGATCTAAGAGGTCATCATGGTAAAAGATGGAACTATGAACCTGGTAATTGGTATATGGGAAAAAATAAAAACAAACATAACAGGAGAAAATAATATGCCAATGGTAAACGGAAAAAAATACCCTTACACTAAAAAAGGTAAGGAAGCTGCTAAGAAAGCTAAGAAGAAAAAAAATAAAAAATAATAAATTGTTATATGGTGTGGTTGCTTGTCAACTGGGATGATGGTGGGGAATAAAAATTTCTATGGCTAAAAAAACTTGGGTAAGATCAGATAAAATATCTGATGTGGGTAAGTGTAGATACTGTTATAAAGATATTATTTCTACTGATTCTTTTGTAGCTTTTGCTAATCACACTAAAGCTCACTATCTATGTATGAAGAAAGATGATGTAACACCTAAATCAAAATTTGATTGGTAACTAATATCCCCAAAACCTCTTAGCATTTTTAAGATAATTTTCATCAGCATCATTATTCCAAAACATATGCGTAAAGTCTGGTTGAATGTAATCTTTAAGAACATTAGGATCATTACTAATCTTCATTATGTTTTGTCTAACCTTAGCTCTTTGAATAATTGTAGGTATTCTTTTTTTAATATTCTCAGGCTTTAGTTCATCACAATTTCCAGCATGAAAAACTTTAAATTCTACCTCATTAACATAACAAAGATAAACTGGTACTTGAAATACAGACCAATAGAAATCAACTTGTAATAAGTTATATGGAGAAGGTTTATCAACTGGTAGCTTTCCAGGAAACCAAGATCTAGTACCATCTTTTTTGACAATCCCCCTTCTAGGCATCTTACATTTATCTTCAATGATAAGATTATCTCCTTTTAAATCTATGTAACCATGAATAGGAATATTAACACCATCAAACCATTTAAAAGCTTCTACCTCTGGTTTACACTTATCATAACCAGGAATAGTTTGGTGAGCCTTATGACAATTAGAAATCATTAAAGGAACTATACTTTTATAATAACTTAATTTTTCTTGGTCAGCAGGTGTTAAGGCAACTAATTTATCTAGCTTATCTTTTACTGGTACAAACATTATTCTTTATCCTCTCTGTAAGACTCTACCCCAAAATAACTTAAAGGTTTCTTTAGGTAATTTCCTATCTTAATTAATGAAATTAAAGGAATACGATTATGTGCTTTTTCATATTTTTGAATTTGTTGAAAGGTAGTTCCTAATGCCTTTGCAACTTTTGTTTGGGTTATCAAAAAATACTTTCCAGTAAATTGATTGATATTAGTATGTCTAGCTTCTTGATTTTGATTCCTATCCTCTATAGACTCCATATCTTCTAAACGGATTTCTTTTCTTGTATCATTTGTTTTCATTCTTTTATTTTGAGTATAAAATACCCAATAAGCTTATACAACTTTCAGTTTAAAACAAAAAAACCCTTAAGAACTTATTCTAAATGGTCTTTTCATTTCTTCTTCAAAAATTTTAGAACTTATGTCAGCAATTAAATTTTTCTTCTTTTGGACTAGAGCTTGAAATTTAAACATTTTTCTGCTCTCCTCCTCTTGCCGAACTTTCAGTTCCAATACTTTTTTTGGATCCATGTTGCTCCTTACCAACTATTTTTATAGCTTCCTTGATAACCTTGCAGTCGGTAATATTAATTTTAGCAAGTTCACCAGGCATTGATTGATAGTGTGCTTTTTTGGTCGCTTCTTCAATTGTTTCACCATCAAAAAATTCTTCTACATCAGCTGAAAATTCTACGATAGATGTCTTTAAAACTTTAAACATTTAAGACAACATTTCTGCTATAACCAGCATAATCTCTTTTTAATTCGTTGCGTTCTTCAAGCTTATCAATCAGAACACTAACCGAATTTTTACTTTTATATTCCATCTCTGCAGCCATTTCTAAAAAAGTTGGCATATATCCATATTTTGTACTATAGTTTCTAATAAATTGCAATAGCTTCAACATTTTTGGAGTCATTGGTCTAAGTCCTCTTTGTTTTATTTTCATTTACTACTAACCTCCTTAAAAGTTCTGTATATCCGTTGATGTCATCAAAGCTATCCTTTTTATAATTACTTGATTGCATTACTCTCCAACATTTAAGAAAGATCATAAATAAACCAAAAAATTTTAATGGAACTTTAATTGTTTTGTTATTGTGAATTGATAAATACTTCTCCATCATTCCAACCATTACATAAGACGTATGGTCAAACTGTCCGTAATCCCCTTCTTTTTCATGTAGTAACTTTTCCATATCATTTATAAACTTTACATTATCTGGCATAATTTCCTTCCTTGTCTTTGCACCAATACGCTGCTACTTGTTTATCTTTATATCTAACACCTATTGGTAGATAATCTATTGTTACAACTTTTTCTAATCTATTAAAGCAATTTATAGATGAACTACCAAAAGGTACTGATACTTTTTCAATAGTTCCATCTACAAAAAACATAAATAAAAAAATAAACTCCATTAATTAAAATGGAATTTCTTTACTTTCTACCTTAACCTCTGCTTGAGGTCTTGCAATAGGTGTTGTTGTTTGTTGAGTTTGTTTAGGTCTAGGATCATTCTTATAACCAGATAAAATATTACCTTCGTCATTAGTCCAACCAATCAAACCTTTCTCTCCACCAGCATCTGGATAATTCATTTCTCCAGTAAACTTGTCATCCCCTTTAAAGAGAACTCCTATTTGTGCAAACACTTTAACAAACTTAGTGTTACCATTTTTTGATTGAGCTTTAACACCCAAGATTGTTCCTTTATGACCATTATCTAAAATAATGTTTCCTGAGAAGTCAAGTTTAATTGCTCTTTCATCAGCTCCATTATATGGAAATAATACCCAATCTTTTTGCTTACTGTTACCATTGTTGCTTATTGGCATTGTTTTGTCCTCCATTAGTTTTTATTGTTTGTTGTTGAGAATCAAATTCTTTTTGAACTGATTCAGTTTCGTTCTTCCAATCAGAATATAACTTAGTCAACTTAGTTTCAGTTGTCTGTTGTTTTATCTTATCCTTAATTGAATTTTTTGTAGTTGCTCCTTGATTAATTACAGCATTAACTAATTCATCTGCACTAGCAAATTCTGTACCATGTAATCCAAATGAAGCTAAACACCTTCCTAAACTTTAAGTGGCAGCATTCTCTAAAGCACTTGTTTTATTAATAAAATTAGCATCTCTTATTTCTTCTGCATGACCAACGCTATAAGGAGTATCTCCAATATATAATGTAGTCTTAGCTATAACTTTTTTATCATCTTGAAAAATAATCTGCTCATCTATCTTAGATTCTGGAAAAAATTTTAATAAGTGATTATGTCTTTTAGCTACTGTTAAATAACTCTTTCCTTTAAAGTCTAATTTTTCAACATTAGAATCTAGTGAAGCTATACATTGTAACCTTTTTTCCCTGAAAGAACCTTTGAATTTTTCTTCAGTATTTTTACTTGTCGGACTTTCTTCCTGAACTACTTTTTGTTTTATTGTCATTTTTATTTCCTTCCTTTAGTTTTTGATTTTCTATTATTTGTTCTTTATCCTTATTTACTTTTAACTCTAAATAACTTTTATTTTGAGCTATCTTCTTATCGGTCAACTCTAATGAATTAATTTTAGTTCTTAGTTCAATTATTTCATCATCTCTATTTCTTAACTGTTCTGCATATTTTTTATTATCTTGTTCATAGGCTCTTATCTTGGTTTGCATTTTTGCAAGTTCCATCATTATCTGATCTGACATTATTTCTTTCCTTTCATTACTTCTTCAAGTGTTAAATTA